GAAACATGATCCAACGGAACCCAACTAATGATTGGGATAGGTTCGCCACCGACCCGGAACGAATCCGCCATCTGCTCAAAAACCCAAACATCGTAAAGCGTCATCAACGCTGTTTTCGTGCTGGTGGTCGCATCGAAGTGTGAGAACCATTGCGGGATTACATCCGCTGAGTACGGGTGAAACCCTTTCGGGTAGTGCGGTATCTGGTGTTTGCCAACTTTGACCGTCTCAATGTTGCCCTCAAGCCCATAGTTTGACAGGCTGGCAACTTTCATCCCGTGGCGCAAACAGCGTTCAAGAAACTGTGCGCCTTGTGTGCCGTAGCCCGTAGGCAACCCCGGCGTGTTCGATGCCAGCGCAAGCGCGCCATTCACTTTTTCGTATTCCTTGCCCATGACTCAAGCCTACACAAAAGAAAATCCCCCACCTTGTTAGGTGAGGGACTTCTTTAGTAGTTGTTAGGCGTTGACTTCTGTGCGAACACTAACCACTTCGTCAACCTTGAGCGACAAAACATCAGGCCCACAAACGCCAGCCTGAATCATCTTGAATCCAGTTGCGCGGATCGTAAGCGTTCCATCAGCCCAAGCCATGATTTCAACATTCTCAACGATAAAGTTTGTGCGCTCATTGATTTCTACAATGTCGCCAGTCTGGATTTCGTCTGCTGTCTTGATGTTCATTTTGTTTCCCTTCCGAGGAGTTTCGTTGTAGTTACAGTCTAGCGCAGTTTGTAATACAAATAGCAACTTATTTGCAAAGTTTTTTCAACTTTTTTTGGGCACGAAAAACCCCCACCCGAAGGCAGGGGTTCTCTCGTAACCAGAATTAGCTGGTGGTGAGGTACTTGACCGCGCCAGCCGACTTGAGACCAGCAGCGAAACGCAGTGTGGTGCGGTACGCCGTAACATCCTGGTCAAAATAAGCGTCAGTCGAAGTAGCAACATCAACAGGCGTGTGCGTGATAGCAACAGCCTTGAAGTCACCGAACAGAACCGACTTGACACCCGAACCAACAGCCGACATCGATGGGTTCTCGTAAACCGGGAAACCAGCGAATGTGTCAGGAACACCCTGACCCACCGTGTAGAGGTAGTTTCCAGCCGAGTCCTTCAGCTTGCGGATAGCCCCGAGGGTTGAACCTGCCGCCATGTATCCAGCTGCTGGGCGGTATCCGCCGTCAATGCTGTATGCAAGGTCAATAAGTCCATCACCCGTCAGAACCGAAGTTCCAAGTGCAACACCCGAACCAGCCGCACCAACAACCGTGGTGGTTGCCGAAGCGTTAGCCCAAGTACCGATAGCGTTACCAGCCTGTTCAGCGATAGCCGACACAATGTCAAACCCGGCATCGACGATCAGTTCGTTTGTGATCAGGCTGAGAAAAGCCCCCTTGACAGGCGACAACAGGATGGATGAGAAGGTTGGCTCAGACTGTGCGATAGCAGAACCAGCAGTGGTAGCCGTGGCAGTGCTGTAAGCAGTCATAACCGGCAGACGAAGGTCATTGCCAGAGTTGCGAACAATCACATCAGCAACATCCAGGAACGGCCCGACCTTGCGTGCAATCATCCAGAGACGGTTGTAGAAATCAACCGGCACCGTGTCAGCCGAGTTGACAAGCGTGGCACGCTTCTCGAACAGGTGCGAACGGATTTCACCCGAAGCCATAGCGCGGAAAATGTCAGCCTCAGAACGAGCCTCAACAAGCTGCGGAACGAAAGCCCCGGCAGCCTGCTCAGCCTCAGCGCGGCGAACCTCAGTGCGCTCAGCAACAGCAATCGAACGCTGTGCATCGTCAATAGCCGACTCAATGCGGTCAATCGTCTGGTTTTCTTCAGCGGTCAGGCCACGCTTCTCAGCCTCAGCACCATCAATGATGGAACGAATCTGGTGAACGAGGTTTGCCTTGACCTCTGACTGTGACTTGATGAATTCGCTCATCATAACTCCAATCAAAAAAGGTATAGGGAATGTGGCCGAGCTGACTCTGAACCGTGACCGCGCTAACGCTGAATCAATAAAAGGATACGCGGTAAGCGTTTAGTCAATAACTAAACACGCACAAAAAAGCAAAACCCCCGAAATCCAGCATCTCAGGGGTTCTGCAAAAACAAACTAAATCGAATTAGTGGGAAATCAAAAAACCGTAATCTTCTTCAAGACTTTCAAAAGCTTCTTCTACCTTGTCACCACGTTCTCGATGCTCTTGCAAATGACTAGCCAAAAGCTCAATTGAATCGAAATTCAAACTTTCCCAAGGCTTTTCATCAGTGCAAATCAACGAACACCGGCAACATCGAAAATCTGGAGAATCATCCGTTCCGGAACAAGTTTCAATCACATAAACATCTGATTCTTTATGGAACCGTGATAACGACATAATATCCCCTTATTTTTGAATTAAAACTTTTCGAGCAGGTCAAGTTTCTTTTTCTTCAACGCCAACAAATCTAAGTCACCCACAACCTCGTCAGCCTCAGTCTCTGGCGCAAGACGGTCAAGAACCTTCTCAACCAATGCGCGATCCGCCGCCGTCAACGATTCAGCACCAGCCTCAATGCGCGTCAACACATCCTGTAGCGCGTCAGCATCAACCTCTGCGCGCTGCGCCAGCTTGTCAAACGAACGCACAGCCACAGTTCCAGCCGTAGCCGAATATGCAGGCCAAGCAACAATACTTGTTTCTATGAGGCGCACAGATTTCAGTGTACGAGTGTTGCCATCACTTGACCAAGAATCACCACGGTGCGGAACGGTGAAACCGAAAGACATAGCGTCAATGATTCCCTTAGAAACGAGTTCACGAACATCGCGCCCCGTGGTGGTATCTGGAAGGGTAGCGGTCACCTTCAAGCCGCGGTCATCTTCCTCAAGTTTCAAAGTGCCAGAACGGGTGCTTGCGAGAACCTGCCCTGAGTCGTGATTAAACAACAACTTGACATCGTTGCGCGACAAAAGTGATTTTCGGAAAGCCCCCGGCGCGATGACCTCAGTAAATGGCAACGGCTCAGACGGCGAATTGAACACGGCGGCATAACCACTAAAAGTGTTGCCGTCACCATCAGCACGCAACTCAATGGTATTCGTAAACTCGCGCGTCTCAAACTCACTCATATCATTAAGTTTACCCGCCCGATATGCGCTCACCCGTTCGCCCTCTTGCGTGTCAATATCTGCCGGGTCAACAGCCTCAATGCCTAACGAGGCGTAAGCGCGCAACGTGTCAGCATCATTCTCAACAGCCACCGTCACATTGTACGTTTCCAACAACTTTTCAGCCGTTGCCTTCTTATACTCAGCAGAATCAGCCGTTGAGCCAGGATTCATAATGAGGCGCGAATACTCGATATCAAGGTCAGCAAGTTGAGACACCGTCGCATCACGCTCAGACTCGGGGCGACCCGTCACAATAAACAACGCCCCCGGCAACTCATCAAGAAAATCGTAAACTTTCTCAACACGCTCACCAGACTGAATCAGCGTGCCATCAATGTCTGAAATCTTGACCACAGGCCCATTCACATCACGTGTTTCATCTTCAATTGCAGACATAATCCGGTCAGCATAATCTTTAGCGCGCATAGCACCCTCTTTTCCACCAATAGAACCCCACAAAGCGTGGGCAACAACACCCGGTGTCGGGTAATCCTCAGAGTCAGGGTCAGCCCCCGACGCATCCAAGTCAACAAGGTGGCGGGCAATCCACGCCGACACGCGCACCCACTTATCAGCCGACACAACACCGTCAGCCATCAGGCGCGCCTCAGAAACCGTTTCATCCGTCACACCGTCACCGGCAAGCCCCGCCTCAAACCATTCCAAGCCCTGCTGTGCCGCCTCACGCATAAACGCTGGCGCGGTCAAATCAGCCATCACTCACCATCCTTCATATAAGTACCAGAAATGTGGAACAAATCAGCGGTTGCAAGATTCACCGGCGCATTGTGTTCAAACTCATCTTGTTGCCCGTTAGGGCTCGTGTAAAAAAGTTGCAACACATTAGTGCCAGCCCAAACATGGCCTTGCAAAGTGTAATCGCGGTTAGCCGACACATCATGCAAGTGACCTTCGCTGGTCAAGTAAGTGTGCGCCGAATTGAAAGGAAGCGTCACATAATATTGACCTGTCCCAAAATTCGTGATGTTCGTCATCTCAACATTGATTCTGAAATGAACAAGCCGGTCAAGCAAAATGTACGATCCGCTAAACAACGGGCTACCGCTAAAAGTTGGCTGATTCCCACTCGTACCACCATCAACAGTGAACGGCACTTCAGGTGCAACAACCTGCCCAACAGAAACAGTTGCAAAAGTTGCGCCAACAACATTGACCGTGGCAGAAGTCTCATCAACCGTCACCACCGCTGTTGACATTGCAACAGTCACATCAGTCATCGAGTGACCTCACCATAGACAACAAAATTTCCCTGCACGAGACGAGTCACATAGCCCGCACCCGACACCAGCTCGAGGTCATACACATATTGGTTTGCACTCAAAGCGGCGGTTGCCGTAGAACTTGCCGCCAACACAATGGTGCCAACAGTCCCGCCAAGCGTGATGCCCGTTCCAGCCGTCAAAGAAAACGCCACAGCAGTCGAGTCAACGGTGGTGCGAACCTGCATTCGCGCACCATACCCGGTCAGATTCACCGCGGTTCCGTTAGTCTGCCAAGTCAGCGTGTAATCAAAATTCGCGCCCTGGTAACAATCCAAATCAAGATAGCCCGGTGCTTGCATTAGTTCCCACCAATCGGATACGCGCTAGACGGGTTCTCAGGATCAATCTGCGCGATTTGCTGAAGCTGAG